ACGGCATTTGAACCTAGCTTGTGCGCCGTGGCATCCCGCCAAAAGCACTAAAGAAGGAGTGTTCATTATGAAACACCAAAAAGCGAAAATTCGCGCCCTCACAAAATACAATAAGCCTGTCGAAGACGCTTACTTTGCTAAGATAGAATTTACCGATCCAGACACTGGCGAAGCTTTATACGGAAACTTTAAGCTATGGCGCTGGTATAAACCGCCGCAGCATATAGCTGACGATATTAATCAACGCCTCAAGTGTCCGATCCAGAATGTTGCCGGTAAAGTTGACCGCCAAGGCCGAGGACAAAAATAGCCGGTAATAATTCCTTAGTACCAACCGCTGCTTTTAACCCTTTGAGACCTTTCTCGCTAACAATGCGTAACAAGTTTTGATGATCTTCTCTCAAAGTAAATTTGTTTTTAGCAGCGGTTTTTTCATTTAAATCTAATAAATCTTTTGCCGCTAAACGTACCTCTTTATTGTCGAGCTTGTTAAAATCTTTGCTCGACAATTTGTTGAGATAGTCCATCATTTTGCGCACAACCGCCTGACTGCCCACGCCTGCTTTAAACTCATCTGTGTAATCAATGTAATTACCACCAACTTTTTCAACTGTCACTGGGCTGCGCGGTTGCTTTTGATCAGCTTGCAGTAGACCGACTACGCTCTCTTCTGTAGCTTCGTCCAATGGCGTTATCGTTGGCGAGTCAAAATCTAATAAACCGACACCTTTCCCTGTATCGACCGCGACTGTATTATCAGGAAGCAATGACGCAACTTCTTGCATCGATGCGGTAGTAGCAGCCTTGTCGCGAGGAACAACGATTTCACCTTCTCCAGTTGCCGCCCTCAATGCAGTAAAGGGTGTGCCTTCTTGCGCCAAGAGACCACCACGCAGACCGGCAGCTGCATCCAGCTTTGCACTGTCTTTAGCACCCAATGTCCCTAATTTAGTTAGGTTTGCAATTGTTGGCGCATTAGCTAATGGGTTAAATTGTGGAACACCAGTATCGTCAACATACATACCAGTGCCGCGCACCGTTCTAGCCGTATCTAAACCGAGCCCCTTGTTTAAAACATCTACTCCCCTAGGGTCGGTCATTGCTTTGAACGCTTGTTGGGAATAATTTTTTCGGATGTTTTCTGGCGCATCTGCCATCCCGCCAAGCACTCCAGTAGATCTGCCGGGCACTGCTTCAAATATATTGTTAACGACTGCCTCGTAATCTTTCATTGTAAGCGTTTTAACTGTACTGTCAGCGTTCCTTATTTGCGCCAGCTCCTGTAGACGCTGAGCTGCTTTCAATGCAGCGTTTCTTTCAGCCTTTGTTAAAGGTTGATCAGGTGGAAAATTAAACTCTTTTAATTTGCTGACCTTATCTCCATAACCAGCATCCGACAAAACACCCCTGTACTCAGGCAGCTGAAACAACGTTGCAAAATCCGGGGTCGCCAAAATATCTTTACGTGTGAGCTTGTCTACCATCTCAGTGACCGGGATGCCTCTACTCTTAGCGCCCTCTAATAATGCCATACCAGCGGTCCACGCTGTCTCTTGCATCTCTCTTGGAGTCAGCCCTATAGAGTTACCCACCTGTCTGCCATACGCAGAAACAACATGGTACGCAGGTGGTCCTTTACCACCGCCCTGGAATAAACTTTGTTCAACGCCTAACGTATTTGCCATCCAAGCATCGTTTGTAAAACGATAAACATCGTCTGACAAATTAGCCATAAAACTATCAACCTTTGCGCCAGATAATCTTATATCACTTGGATCGACAGTAGACAGTGCGTTGACCGTATTATTTTCCCATGCGCCTAATATTGAGTCGCGTCCTTTTTCTCCCTGCACGCTGTCACCCATAACGTCGAGAATTTTTTCTCTGCTAGTTGGTCGACCGGCAGCGGTCCAGTTTTTCCAAATATTAAGCGAATTAATCAAATTAGATTCTACGGATGTTTGCGGTGACGTTGCAGCTAACAAAGCAGCAAACCTTGGCGCATCGTCGCCAAATACATCAACAAGCGCTTGAGTGGATGCGCGATACCATCCTCGTTTAGCACCGCCCATTTTGCCGAGTGCTGTCATTTCTTTGGCTGGCGGTAGAACATCTAACAACCGTTCAGCTGCTTCGATGTTTTTCTGTGACCCTATCAATTGTGTAACCTCGCCAGGCAACATAAATCGACTGGCTTTATAAACAGATGGGTGTGTGGTTTTTAGTGCATTTATTTTTTCTAATTGTTTCGGTGATAACTCTGCTCGCTGCATAGCAACCAGCTCTTTATCTGTTTGACCTCGAATGGATTTTTGACCAGAGACAAGATCGGTTACCAGGTCGCCCATTTGTATGTCACTGAACCCGGGTTGCGGCTCGACTGCAGACGGCTGTACAGGGCCTGGCGTTGTTGGATTATCAATAAACGACTCAGATTTCAAAATGTTGTTCGTGTCAGGTGTTTTACCACCACCAGTCACACCTCTAGATATGTTCTTTGTGGCACGCAAAGGATTTGACATCATTTTAATCATCGTGCCTGCAGCGATTAAAGGCGGGAACATTTGCGCAACATCGCCAACCGTACCTATACCCTGACCCAATGCATAAGCATAATCTTGGTTCCGAATGCTATCTAACAATGACGGCATAAACGGACCACCAGTGTAGCCCGGACCAGCCGGGTATTTTCCTACTGCGTCCGTAATCCCAGAGCCGGGCAAAAGATACCCTGCCATGTGAGCGGCGTGACCAGGTACGTTAACGCCGAGCAGTTGCTGATTAGTGCTTAGCGTTTGTGGCTGAGCTCCTAAGAGTCCACCAGCTCGCCCATACTCATCCATTAGTGCCATTAGTTGCCCATCCCTAGTAAGCCCATGTCATCGCCAAGTTCGCGACCTTGTGCGGTCGTTATTGCGGCAGCTAGGGCAGGCGTCATCCTCGATCTATTGGCGGCTAGTTGATTGGTTAAATATCTGCGCCCAGGACCACTGAGATATAATTCTTGAACAGCGCGAGGCAGACCGAGTGAAACAGCTGCGCCAAGAAATGGATCAGCTCCAGCCATAGCCGCACCACCTGCACCGGCTAAACCTTGTCCAGTCTGCCCGGTCATCATTTGTGCGATAACATTACGCTGAGCGGTTCCGCTGTTAGGCACACTAGAGCGCACCCGGCTTGTGCCGACTCTCGCCAAACCCTCTAATGGACCGTCACCAGATACAAACTGTCGTTTAGACTGCGCACGTTTAACAGCGCTTGCGAATGCTGTTGGGCTAATGTCACCCTCAGCTGCAGACTTCGTTGTTTTAGCCATAGAGTCTTCGATAATTTTGTAGGCCCGATATTCTCTACGGAGCTTTTGCCAAGATTTTTTGAGAGCCTCGCTCCCGGCAGATCTGAATGCTGTTTCATCGACAACTTCGATCAGGTCGTCTAATGCTTGCTTGTATTCTGGGTCCGTAGAGGCTCCCCGGGACAGTCGTCGCAATGTACTAGCAAATTTCTGGTATGCTTTTCCTGTGTCTTGTGTAACGTCCATAAGGTTAGTGGCGTCATTTAATAAATTGTTAAAACTTTCTTTTCTTGTGCTAGGTATGTATCGCGCATAATTGTCTCGCACGGCTATAAGACCATCCATAAATTGATCGTCAGCATTAAATGACGTTTTTGCCTCAAGTATTTCAAACCGCCTACCAAAATCATCGCCAGCTTTTCGCATTACCTCTGGCGTAGCAGAGTCGCTATTAATACCAGCTCGACGCAATACCGCTCTGTTAAATCCTGACTGCGTTTTCGCTATTTCTCTGGCTTGCCTGCCGCCAGTTGAAGGGATGCCCTCAAGCAATGTTTCAAAATATTCAAAACCTTGGTTGTCGGTCATTTTAGCTGGCGTCAATGGAATGCCCTCAGCCTGGGCGGCATCAGCCAGCTCTTTTTGTCGGCCTTGTAACGGTACAGGACTAATAACTTTCTGCGCAACTCTCCCAATACTTGGCGTCAATAGACCAGCGCCTAAACCTAGCAACTCATTATCTGTCGCTTCGCCAACTGTACCTGCAGCGAGCCCTGCAGCCGTTTGTGTTACTGGTTGTGCGGCTAGTTGAGACGCAACCTTCTGTGTCGTTGTACCACCTTTTGCAACCTTAGCAGCTGTCGCAGCTGGCAACATGAATGCAAGGGCGTCTGTCATGCCACGACCACCTTCATAAGCGATCTGGTCGCCTTTAGTCGTGCTCTCTGGGCCAAGATCTACACCAGCCATTTCTAACGCTGCTTGAAATGGATTGGATAACATAGCGCCGATCTTGCGATATGCTTCTCTAGGATTAATACGGATGCCAGTTTTTGGCAGACCTAACGCATCAAGGCCGCGCTCAGCCAACTTAGGCAATGCCTCAGCATAATCAAACGCATTATCTGTCATGCCCCGGGCAACCATTTCAGCCTTGCGCACGACTTGCCCTACTGGGTTAGCGGTATCGCCTTTAACAACTGTAGTATAGTTTGTGCCATCCCACGCCCGGACCTCACCGTTTTGCGGGTTCACTACGACAGGCGTATCAACCCACTTATTATCCTGTAGGCGCATAGCTTTCTGCGTGTCAGGATTGAAAACTAATCTATCAGACATTAAAAATCCTCTAAGGAATTATTGTACAGGAACAAAACCGGGTGGCGGGGGTGGTTCTGAACTGCTTACAGTTTGAGTGCCATCCCCCATGTCTTTTGGAGCATATTTCTTGTGTAATCGTTTCAATGTTTTTAATGCCTCAATTCTTGTGGGAACAGGCGTATTAGGGTCGCCAATTTGTGCCGCTGCATCACGGTACAAGATAACATCTCTATCCGACTGAGGACCTTCCATCCTTGGTTGTTGTAGCATCAAAGTTGCTTGCAATAATTTGAGTTGGCTAGTCGCTCGCGCTCCCTCTGTAGAAACGCCAATAACTGCCGCCAAATTGTCGAACACATTTCCAATAACACTGCCTGTCGCCTCACCACTGTTAAGAACAGCCATTGCCTCATCAATAGTTTGCAGCGCATAAATACTCTTTTGCGATTTATCTAGCTGTTTTAATTGTTGCTGGACCTTCCCTTTAGCCATTACCTGAGCAGCTGCAACTTCAACTTTTTGTTTTTGTACTGGGTCAGACAATGGTACATCCCGACCCGCTACTTTTTGGGCATCTCCAAGAATTATTGGCGACCCGGTTTTTGTAAAGCCAACTTCTTTATTCACCCCATCAATACTTAAAGTTTTAACCTTATCTATCTCAACATTTGCTTGCTGTAGTGCTTCGGCAATTTTGCCGCCTTTAAACAATTTTAAGGCAGCTGGGTCTTGCGCTATCGACATAGCAATCTTTGGATCGATTTCATTACCTGACACCATTGCCCCTAAATTTTCGTCAACTTTCGTAAGAAAAGCAGCCGTTGCATTTTTAGGCAGATTCTTTTGCTGCATCTCCATTCTTTTTAACGCTAGCTGGTTTTGCCGGGTTGCCGCTTGGTTCTCTGCCTGCATAGCTAACTGTGCCGCCTGCAACGCAGATGCACCTGTCTTGGTTCCAGCGTTCCGCACAGCAAAATCCATGAGAGCCCGGGCCTTTGGCGTTGTCGGCATAGCAGTCGCACCGCCCATGTCATCAGTCACCATTGTCGGCTCATACATTTTTGCAAATGCATCCTTAGCCGCACTCTCTTTTTTCATCTGACCAATGTCGCCAAGTGCCTGACCTAGTGCGCTGAGCCCTTGACCTAGTGAATTGTCAGGACGTTGTACAATCGGTGACGGTGCGCCAAGCCTAGCAGCCTGACCTCTTGGTGCAGCCTGAGCCAGCTCGCGCATCTTTCGGGCTCGCAACGACTCTCGTTGTTGCAGCTGAGCGTTTGCTACGAGGTTTTGGAGTAGTGATTGTGGTACAGCCATTAGTCGATCGCCTTATCCATCATCCAACGAATTACAGATTTTACTTTTGGTTTGTTACTTATGAACTCAGCAAAACGCTCGCCATATTTAGCGTATAGGTTGAAAAACCATTTAGGTGCTTTCGTAAACATATAATGTCTGAACTCTAGCCACTTCGGATTTTCGACTCCGTATGCTTCGCGTGCTACCCAGCACATACCTAACGCGGCAAACCCTTGCATGAGGCTACCAGCCCCGCTTAACAATCCACCTATATTACTGCCGCCCCCAGTGATTGGCACTCTGGACACAGAGCCCATAGGCGTCATGCCAACTGCTTGCTGTCTCAGGTTCAATGCCTGTAATGGATAGTTGAGCTCGTCTAAGAAACGCTTCTCTCTGTCAGCCATCGCTGCCTGTTGCAGTCCTTGGATTTGCTGCCCAATACCCGATAGTGCGCCAGCTGCTTCTAGACCCATGCGCTGGTTAGCGGCTGCTTGGTTAGTCAATTGTTGACCCGCGCCCATCAGCTGACCTGTTGCAGACTGACCTAGGCGTGCTGCATCTTGAAAGTTCTGCATCCTCAGCTGCCCGGTTGCATTAGCTAATCGGTCTAAGTAGTTACGATTGTTTTCAGACTCGACAAGGGCGGCTCTACTACCGCCAAACGGTGATTGTAATCGAGCTGTAGCGTTCATGGCGTCACGCTCTCGCTTAAGATCCGTTGTTAAATTATCGATAACATTTTCGGTGAATGCATTCTGATACTTACCCATCATCGTTTCTGGATTTGTAATAGAGTTTATAGCGGCAGCTGTAGCAGCGTTACCTGCTTGTTGTTGCGGCATTCGTTGCGCATCCATACCGCGCACCTGACGAAATGCATTAATCTGATCCGGGGTAAATCCAGCCAAGGTTGGACCCTCAAACCTATGATAAGGTCTATTGGCTAATACGGATGCTAGGCCGAGATTACTATCGACAAAGTCCTGATACCTCGTTGGGATATCACTTGTACTTACCGCTGTCTTTGGACCGCCTTTACCCATGATCAATTTTCCTCTCTAAATACGCATAAGGCTGCGTGTAATCTTTTAAAACTCTTGCCCAGCCGTGCCGACCAGCTATTACGACGGACAAACATTTTTGCTCTGCTGCCCATGCCTCAATATCTGGCAACATTTCAAGCAACTCATTCAGCTCACCACCTGCCAGCCAAACTCTGACTTTTTTGCCTGCCGGGTAATCTTCCATCTGTGTGACGATTGCGCTTTTTTCACCACACCATAACTGAGCCCGGTCATTGGCGAGCTCTCTTTCAACGTCTGTAATAGTGTGTGTGTCCTGATATTTTATAGCCGCCTCTATTAAAGGCTTGGCATTCTCCCAGGCTCTTTTCATCGCAGCCTGTTTGTTTTTTCAAGATCAAGTTCGATACGACCAAGCCTGCCATCCGTAGGGTTGCTCTGCCAGTCGTATCTTAATGCAATCTGCCGGGCTGTTATGCGGCAGTCTTTTTTGAGTGTCGATGTTGAGATGTTACCAAGATCGGTTGTCGTTATGTTTGAGCTCTGAGGATAGTCTTTCGATAATATCTTAACATTCACACCGCCAGATAAATGGGCAAAGTCTGGAATGTATCGTTTGACAAAAGTCTGAGTCGTACCCTCAGCGGTATCAATCCAACCTGACTCTAAAAAGACACTTGGTATAGCGGAGCCGTTTGCAGTGTTACCTTTTTCCATAAGCTTCATTGTGCCGTCACTGAATGCAGCGATCGGATATTCTTCCAAGCCCCGATCAACAAATGCTGTAATGTCAAAAGTGCCGACCGTCCAAGTGAGCAGCGCATAATTGAGACATATATAACGTGTGTTCTCAGTTACCCCATCATCATTAGTTGTCGGATAGAACCAGTAGATCTCGTTCTGGCTGTCCAACGTTCCCGCGTGGATTAGCGCCTCTTGTCCGTCAGCTAGATTGTCAAACAGAAAATCTTTCACCGGGCAGCTAATGGTTGTTGGCGTACCACCAGCCCAAAGCATAAATTCTTTCGACGTTGATAGCCAATAAACTGATCCGCTATCACCAGCTCGAGCCCATGCGTTCTGTCCGACTAGACCGCAACCCGATCCAATTAATGTTGGTCTAAATATCGTTGATAAGTTTGGTACAAATTGAATCGAAAATAATTCATTCAAGGTCCAGACTAGATTGAGCCCCGGCATCGCGCAGCCAGCTACAATCCTAGATGTACCGCCAAGGATAAAATCACCCGCGCTGTTTGTAGAAGAGGGGGTCCAGTCGCCAGTCGTCAAACCTTTTTCTTGATCGGCAAATGCAACCGTTAGCGGAGAGAACGTGTTACTAGGTTGGTCACTCGTACCAAGTGCCACTAGGAACCTTTCTGGCGTCACCATGTGAGTAAGATTTTTAACTGGTGCATCTGTCACTGTCGCGCTGATTGATACAGCTCTTATAGAAGGGTTGTTGTCCCATCGGTACAGTGGGCTATTGATATAGTTTGCAATCAATATCTCGCCAAGATTACTCAGCGTCCATGTCCGAGCAGTCGTTGCAACGCTCGAGCTTGGGGCTGAATAGTAACCTTGCGAATAACCACCTGTCGAATACCCAGATGCCGACAAAGATGTTTCGTTGCCTACCGGGATCAGAAACTCTTCTCTTAATGAACCACCAGCACCCGACACTGATGCGGTTGCATTGTTCTTAGCCTCAACCGTGTAGGTGTTTGCATCGATTACCGTCACTTCGTATTGACGGTGACCAACCCATGTTACTGCACCACCGCCTGTTGCGTCATTTGTTGCAGCTGTATCGACCGCGACGATGAACATATCTGCGTCGATGACATAAACGGTCAGCGTTTTATTAATTTCAGATGCTGGTATGCCAGCAAACCCGGTAGCACCTGAAATCGAAACAGCATCCCCGGTTGATAATCCATGTGCAGCGTTTTCAATGACTAATGTCTTCGCCTGGGCGATTGCTGTAATCTTGTCGGTAAATGAGCCACTTGAGCCTAGGTTGATGCCGCCAACGGGCGCTGCTTGGTCTAACAGAACATAGTCGCCACTGGTGGCTCCGTGAGTTGCGGAGGTTATCGAGACAGTCGCTAAACCACTTGTAGTTGTTATAGCGTTGCTCAAGGTCTGGTTGCTTCTTATCGGAGTGATGGGCCAAAGTAGGGCTCCTGTATAACAGTATAAATCTGAGCTTGTGCCGACCGCTACCTGCCGCACATTTTCATTGGTTTCATAAACGTGAATAGTTCGCGCCTTACCGCGCACATATCCAGATGTTGGTGCATCGAACAGATCTTCATATCCACCAATCACTTCGGGCATAGTTCGATCGCCAACCCTGCGAAATCGTATCTTGTCGCCATCGACCCAGCGTGACTCCGACTGCAGCCGACTATTATCTTTGATGATGCCGGGCTTGATTGGTAATTCGATTATTGGCATTACATTGTCCAGAGTTGTCTGTGTCCAGTGTTCCCGCCAGACGTTGCACCGCCTGTGCTGCCGCCCCATGAGCCGCCTGCATTGAAGCCGCCAAAATTGTAGGCTGGAAATGATGTGAACCCACCAGCTACAGGCGTTTGACCTGGCGCATAAAAACCAGTGTAATTTTGACCCATGTTGCCAGACTGAGCATTTTGAGCACCTGACAATAACCCGCCAAAAAAGTCGCCATAGTTCGACAATAAGCCACCAAAATTATTGAGTGCTGTTTCGTAAGACTGGTTGACTGCCTGCATGTTTGGCGTATTAGTGTTAGTTCCAGTAAAATTTTGATTAGCGTTGCCTTGAAAGCCAGAGTTGTTTTGTGTTGAGGCTGGGGGACCATCAAACGGAGATGGTGCAAAAGTACCCGCATTTGGAAATGTATAACCAAAGCCGGATCGGCCTTCATTCATGCCATAAAGATCAAAATGTTCTCGCGCTATTTGATCAACTCGATTTTGAAATGCTTGACCCGGGGCAATCCCCTCGGCTTGGGCGCGAGCTGTAGCGTCTTGAAAAACATCCGGGTTAGCAGCTAGGTATTGTTGGCCCATTGTTAGGTTGGGATTACCTGCCGTTCCCCCGGTCCCGCCTTGCTCGTTTAAGATCCCGGCTTGTTGTGTAACATAGGCGTTTGCTAATGATGGGTCAGCTTGCACCTGATCGAAAGTAATCATGTGTTATTCCCCTATTGACTCGCTATTTGTTGTTCTTCGTTTAAGGGATCAGTCCATCCATCAACAAGTGTAAATTCACCATTTTCATAGGTGTACTTGTTGCCCATATAGTCTTCGGGTGCATTTTCTATGTTGCGAAAAACGGTGCAGTCATCCTCATTATGGCAAGCGATCTTTAAAATATCTTTGCCATCTCTGTTGAGCATAATGTGATCTGGCGTCGGATGTATTTCGACAACATCTTCTAACAAAAACTTTACAAGTTTAGTTTCATTTTCCACAATTATTTTCATAATTCCTCACGCGATTTTTAATTGTGTTGCAGACAAAGCCCGACCAGCAACAACGTTTACAGTACCGGCAGAGTTTGCAAGAGTGCCATTATCTTGCACATACATTGTATCATTCACCGTCATCCCTGTTTGAGCATCGTCTACGTTGCCAGTAAGTTGTATTGTTGCTGTTTGTCCGTTCGTGACAGATCCACTAGCAATGCCTAAAAAGTTGCTTGCTGTAAGATTTGTTACGTTTATTTGCACTAAAAGATTTGTGCGAACATAACGGAGAGTGTTCGACTGATTATACGCCCAATACGAAACAACAACCGTATCAGCATTATCGTCATATACACAAAAAATATCCGCACCTTGCGAATAGCTTGTATTAGTCAAATCTTCTGGAGATGTGAATGTTATTGTTGTTCCTGATACGGTTGCCACAACAAAAGACGCTTTCGCGCTGTTTTGCACATGACTAAAAACAACGACTGTTTTATCTTGCGTAGGCCAATAAACAGCATTGTTTGTAGAGTTGCCAAAATTTGGTTCTTGACCAGCCGCTAACATATTTTGAACTGGCCCTACACTAACTGAATCACTAGGAGCCGCATTTGTTCCCCCTGCTGTTAGCGTAAGAACATTAGCCTGACCTCGGCTTGCGGTTCCATCATTATAAAACGCAAGAAATTTATCGGCAGTCGTATCATAGGCTATTGTGCAAGTGCCACAGTTACCAGTGTTAATAGTGCCATTCGATCCTGTATATAACGTACCGCCACTATAACTAACTGTTGAATATTTCAAATCACCACTAACCGCGTTTGAAAACAACATCATCACTCGCTGATGATCAGGTGAGTAAGCAACTCTGTTAACGTACGTTTGCTGCCCATTTATTTGGTGTGCGCTCGTTAAAAAATTTGTATTAAGGTTTGCTAATACTTGGCAATAACGCATCATTGGCGTATACGTGGCCCCGCCATTACTTGGATATTGCCTCCAACCTATAACAATCGCGTCATTAACTGAGTCATAAGTGCAAGTATTATATTGGACGCCTGTAGGGTCGTAAGTATATTCTCCCCCTAATGTAACGCTCAATGTGCCAGAACGTGTAAAACCCATACATTTCCCTACAAGCACATTGTCTTGCCAAAAAGCCATCATTCTGCCGTTAGACTCCTGACAACCACCCGCAACCCAATATGATGCCGTAGTAGTAAAAGTAACAGGCGTTCCCCACGTGATACCGTTCGCTGTAGTGTTTGAAACTTGCCCCACGGCAACTGTCGGGTAGTTTGTTGTCTCATCTCGATAAACAGCAAAAACCATGTCTTCTACTGGATTATAAAACATTTGACCGTATGAATATGGCTGTTGTGAACCCGACCCAACAAAAGCACCATTATTTTGATAGACGTCCGAAAGCGATGTTCCTGTAAGCGCAACTTGTGCCACAGTGCCAGCGGTTTCTAAAATCACTGGCTTGCCATCAGCGATTGATCCGTTTGCAGTGAGTTCTACTATGTTCCCTGCCACATCGGGCGGCGCTGGTGCCGGTGCTTGCGACACCCATGCTCCCGAACTAGCAGTTAATAGGTTGCCGTCAGAAGTTGGGTTTATCAACGCCAAGTTGTTTGAGGCAACGTCTCTAGCGCGGCTCATTATTCACCTTCCTCTGGCGCTGGCAATGGATCTGGGTCTTCATACCATTCATCCCAATATCTTTCTGGCATATCTCTGCAGTAATCCATTCTTTCATCTTCATTCACAAAAACAACTTGGGTTAGGGGATTTTTAACGCCTAAATTTATGCGGTACTTTTTTTCGGCTGTTTCACCCTCTTCCACTATTGTCTGTAAAATAACAGTAGAGTCACCATCGTCCTTAACCTCAAGCACTTTCATTTCGTAATCAGTGCCATGTAAATGATATTCACGCATCGCTTTCGACTCCCAAAATGTAAGCTTCGCCACTGTTGCTTGACTGTGTTAAAACGCGAGTGCCAGCCAATAACGTTATAAGTGGAGTAGTCAACGTTCTATAACTTGCACTTTGGCCAGATAAACCGCTTTGTACACGAACATATGTGCCAGAAACGTCTACATTTAAATAATAGTCGTTAGGGTTTCCAGAAACATACTGATGCCCAAAATACAATTCTGCCTTTCTGCCACTAGGCACAGTATACAAAAGAGTATTTTGGTTCGTACTCTTAGCGGCTATTTGCTTATCAGCTTGCGGTTCTGCCCCAGAAGCGGCGGCAGATGTAACAGTGTTTTGTGTTAATGCCATTTCTTAGCTCCTATCTTCTTGAACGCCAGCAACCCTGACTGAGAGACTTGGTTTTTTGGTGTATGTGCGCTGGGCAATTTGTGAAGCTGTTGGCGTTCCGTTTGTCACAATAAAACGCCCATAATAATTTGAAGACTCGTTTGATATTTCGGTAACCGCACCAGTTACAAGGTCTACTTCGTAAAAACCTACATTGCTAGTAGAGTTTGATCCAGATACATAAATCTTGTCTTCGTGCGCCCAAAAGTTTCCAGCTTCCAACGTATTAAGATTAGTTGCCCCTGCGGCAACTAAATTATTTTGTGTTATGCGGCCCATGTTGTTAGATTGACTCCATAGAGGTGCCGCCCAACCCATATCGCCAATACTGTCATAATGCAGAGCGCCCATTGTGTGACTGCCTAAACTATTAGGCGTACCATCTGGGTAGAACCAAGCATAAATTGGGCCACTGTTATTTCTGTGCCAAGCAATGTAACCGTTTAATCTAGTATTCCATGTAATAGCATTTGCATTTCTAGTGGGGGTGTAGCTAACCCACATTGCTTTATGGTTGTAGTTTCCAGCTCGACCAAAAGCATCGGTTACGTTTGTATCGCTATATCCATCGTTATCCATGCGATATTTTGAGTCACCCTGTAACCACTGCGCTCCATTTGCATGAGTGCCACTTTGGTATTGAGTCATGTCTGGGCCTTCTATGTACACCATAGTTTTATAGTTATTACTTTGACTTGTAGGGGCTGTATTGCCAAACAAAACAGGCCGACCGCCTCTTCCGTACGTCATTGCATACGTGTGATTTGCGTATGAAGAACCGCCAGAATTGAAACCAGAGTAAGAGAGTGTAAAACTACCGTGATAATTAGCTGTCTGGTTGCTGTCTTCTAGATCGTAATATCTAAAATTACCGTTACCCTCGTACCACCAGATATAACGATCACCCAACCATAGTTTTTGATTGTAAGTTGTGTCTAAGTCTCGATGCACCGTTGTTGAGTCAGCATCCATAACAGTCAGCTTATGATAAGAATTATTATCGCTCCGCCCTCGCAACAATATTCTGCCGCCGGCTTGACGAGTGTATATTGCTGTCCACTCTGGGTAAATGTAATTAACATAGTTATAAGTCGAGTTTGTGCTTGAGGCAGAGGCGTCTAAAATAGTGTTAGTTTGCGGCTCTGCATTTCCATTAATGCTAGGAATTAAAATGTTTCTAGTGCTTTTTGTTTGTGCCGTTCCAGCGTTATCAATAAAATAATTAGTATCTGTAAACGTTAAAGCCTTTGCAGTGGTACGCAAACTTAACACGCTGTCACTATCCATAATGGCGCTTCCAGTAGCGCCGATTGTGTCTTTTGCCGCCACCGTTCCAAGGCTAGAAAATTTTTGCTCCGCTACTGTTGCATCGCGTGTATTCGACGTTCCACCCATGCCCGAATGAGCAGTGCAATAATAATACAATGTAGCAGGGGCATCACTCGCAACAACAATAGTAACAGTTGCACCCGCTTGTCCTGGTGTACCGTTTCGCGTCACGCCAGTTGTGTATTCAGACCCGCCGCCATGAGAACCGTCAGATGTTGTGCTAAACGCTAGAATATGCGTAGCATTGGTACTGTCGCTAACATCGAAAATATACGTGGATCTCCGCACTAAATCTATTGCGGCATTTGCTGTACCATCAATTAAGAAATTACCGCCAGAAACAGTTACCGTTTTGTTATAGGTCTGCACGTTATATCTGTTTGCCGCTGTACCAACGGACAACGTAGCGACAATTGCATCGTCATTAAATCCTTGCGTAGTTTCTACATCTTTAATGACCAGCGCGGTTGTGCTGTTTGTCGTTGCAACATCGAACACCCCACCTGACACAATTTCTGCATCTGTCAATTTTTTGAAAACAATTTCTCTAACTGTATCTGCCATCTTTTTTTACCTCTCTCTAGGATAGCTTCATTACTGATGCTACGCCTGTCGGGGTAGCTATTGTAGAACTGGCAACCCATGTCGGAGCTGACCCTGTTCCATTTGACTGCAAAACTGTGCCAGCCGCGCCAGCCGCCAAATGTGCAGTTGTTGAAGTTGCGCTTTGATACAAAATTCCTTGTGCCGCACCGCCAGCCACATTAGTTGCTGTAGTAGCTAAAGTTGCTGTGGCTACGTTGCCTGATGGTTGCACGTAACGATTATCACTTTGCGCTTTGGTGTACATATCAGCTAGTGCAAAAGTGCCGTAAGCGACAACATCAACCGTATCGTTAACAGCCGCGCCTGTAGCTAACACAATATTGCTACCACTGCTAACCGTTACATCAATACCGTTTACAAGCTTAATTCCGTTAAGGTAAACATCTACAAAGTTTGGGTTATAAGAAATACTCCCTGTAGCTGGAAATGTTGTTTGGTTTGCTGTAGCGACATAGCTATGTCTATCTACCGTTCCATTTGTAGCTGATCCAGCATCTTCCCAAGAAGATCCATTATACACACGAAGTTTTGACGCTGAGGTTACATACGCTAGATCACCAGAACTGAGCGGATTACCGCCACCGTCTGTAGTGGGGTTGTTTGTGCTAATTTGATAAGTGTTACCAAATGCGTTTACGTCTGTAAGATTATTAGCAACCGTATTAACTGAGGTGATTGATCCACCCACGTTATTTACATTAGCTATATTTGTCGAAACATTATTTACATTACTGCTATTGCTATTAACGGCTGTCACCGCGCTCGATATAGTATTTACGCCTGTAACATCTGACGCTATGGCGTTCACCCCTGATACGTCACTGGCGATCGCGTTTACGCCTGTTACGTCTGAAGAAATTCCAGCAACGGTGGTTACGTTTGCCGATACACCAGCAACGGTGGTTACATTTGATGCAACTGCATTCACACCAGAAACGTCACTGGCAATCGCGTTTACACCTGTTACGTCTGATGCAATACCGGCAACTGTGGTTACGTCACTAGCTATTCCAGCCACACTATTAATATTCGCAGAATTACTATTTACAGCGTTTATGTTTGTCGCGTTTCCAGACACATTTCCAATGCTTGTCTTCAATGGGTCTGTATTTACAGCCGTTACGTCTGACGCTATCGCATTGACTCCGCTGACCGCGCTAGAGATGCCAGCTACAGTCGTCACATTCGACGCTATCGCATTCACCCCGGATACATCAGAGGATATCCCATTGACCCCAGTCACTGCAGATGAAATCCCAGCTACCGTTGTTACATCGCTAGAAATACCAGCGACAGTATTTACTGAGGCAATATTTGCAGCCACTGTCTGGACGTTTACACCATCAGGGAGCACCAAAACCGTTATAGAAGAACTGCCATTAGTTCTTAAGTAACCAGTAAACGTATTCGCCAAAGTTGCGGTCGTTGAGCCATTTGAAAATGTAATCGTCTGCCCGGTAGCGTTTTCGATAAATTTAAAGTCATCTACAGCCGGGATATTTACCGTCACACCAGATGCAGGCGTGCCAGTAAACTTAACAGCACGATACGCATGTTCATTGCCAACTACTGAATAATTTGTCGTGCCAAATGTATAGCTGGTCGATGTTCCGAGATCTACCTCAAGATAACCAGCAAGTACATCGACCTGGTCGATGACACCGTTGATGCCGTTAGACAATCCCCAGGTGTTAAGGTTTTCGGATAGTGCTTGTTTTTTTAATTTTAGTCGCGTGGTGGGTGTAGCCATATTAACTCACAATTGCTCTGTCTGTAACTCGTCGCCAATTAGTGCCGTCGCTAAATGCTAGAACGGCTCCCCCAGTTTCATCGTTTACAAAAATAATTTCGCCCGGCGTAGTCGCGGAAGGGAGCCCCGCGACATCATGCCGAGCCACCCTCAAGACATTGCCCTGACGGAAGAACGACACCTCTAAACTTTCTAAAAGAGGCGTTAATATTTGCTGTACTTGCTGGCCCCATCTTTTCCAGTCAGGATAGATCGACGGATTCGGGATCATACGATTGTTACCGCAACGCTAGGCACGACCGGCGAACCGTTGAACCTTGCTCGGCTATCCTGACCCGCTAGCTCCGCTGCAGCGCGATCTAACATTCCATACCACGTTTGCAGCCTCGCATCTTCCCCAAGATATGGCGCCGTATGCACTAGCGTGCCATATAAGTATATGTCCGGGTAATAGGTTAGAAGCCAATTTGTATCGCTGTCATTCGTTAAGGCTGGCACTCGCTGATAGTAGCGTAACACAGCGCCAGCTCCGCTATTAGGCGGCGGTCCAATTTTTACCTTGTCGCCAATAATAGTGTAGTTGATTGGCAGACCAGTAGTCGTACTAGGAAACTTTGTCTCAAACCCGGATGGTGACAAAAACTCTAGATTGCTGCGAGGGCTTGATTGAAACACAAGTGTGCGAGCTGCGATAAAATCAGTTGGCAAACTTGCTTCGCCAGCTGCATCAAATGTCAAAGTAGACGTTGTTTCCATAAATCGATTTTGAAACTTTGGATCACGATTGACCATTGCTTCGCACAACGTAATTGAGTCAACAATCTGCGAAGTCATATCGTCACGATTTAATGTGTCAGCAACACTTGCTTTAAGCGCTCCGTAATTTGACAATCCCATCCAATTTTTCCTTTATGCGTTTAGCAGCCGTTGCCGGGGTCCACTCATTCATAACCTCAACCGATTTGTAGAGCGGCATATTCATAACCGTGTGACACCAGCTCGGCGCTTTCGATCCGAGCACCAGTGTCTGTACGCCAAGAGCGCCAGCAAGATGAACAACTGTATTAGGCACGCTGACAACAAGATCCAGCTCGCTTACAAGTGCCGCTGTATTGTCGTAGTCCAACGCTCTGCCAGTAATATAATCAAACGCTTTGACGCCATGCTTTTCTGTATCCTCAAAGTGCGTATGTTCGAGTGACACAAATTTTGCGTTGATGCGTTTGAAACTTTGCATCAGTTTTTTCAGCTCGACACTCCGCGCCATCGCACCAGTGTGTCGTAATCCCCCGGTCCAGCTAATACCTATCTTTTGTTTTTTGCCTAACGAGCCGAGAAGAGCTCGCGTCATTAATCGACGCTCCGGGTCAGCCAATAAATAAGGATGACCCCGGTAACTCGCAGCTGACGGCCTATAGTATAGGGGCAGTGATCCAAGTGGAATTGAACCAGCATTAGCGGGAGCTCTCCAGCCAGGCTGCTCATTGCTCAATGTTCCCATTATCTTTGCTTCGGGGAAACTGCGTCGAAACAGATTAGCCAGGCGCTCATCCACTTCGACCACTGCACCTTTTTTTACATCTCCAATTGCATCATACAAACACTCAGCGAACATGATCTGGTCACCTAAACCTTGCTCACCGTAAAAAACTACATCGCCATTATCACCAGGCATCCACCTAGGGGCGTAAGTATGGCGCTTCACTCGATCGCCGTGTCCTTCGCCTTTGTTCCAGGCTTCCCAACCCTTTCGATAATCGCCCCGGGCTAAATGTACAAATGCCCAATTCCAATCCAGCTCGCGTGTGTCAGCTGCTTCGTATTCGTCTTTGGTCATTTTGGCAAATGGCCTTATGAGCCATTCTGCAGCCTTGTCGTGGTCGCCAATATTTAGATGCGCTAGTGCAGCGTTATTAGCGGCCTGTACGTTCTTTGGGTTTTTGTTTGCAGCTGCTTCATAAAATTGTAGAGCTTCGCTCCAACGACCCATTGCCGCATAAACACGGCCTGCTTCATTTAACGTAAATTCGTTCTGTTCAATGCCAACCGCTTGGCTAAGAAATGCGTGTGCGTGTCCGAGGTTGCCAAGTTTAAGATAAGCTGCGCCAAGTTTTACAGCTGCTTGCCAGTTATCAACATTAAGCGATAATTCCTCGTCTAGTTGTTCGATGACATTCATATGTGACCTGAGCGTCTGCCAATACGACCAGTTTGGACTCGAAGATATTTCCACTCTGGGTCATCAAGTTTTTTCATCAACCGAGCGCCGTGCTCACGATTATAAATGTCTAGCCCTTCTTGTAGCCAAAGATGCTGGATACTCGGCGGTATGCGTGCAACTTCCCAAAAATGGTTTTCTGCATCTCTCCCCGCTTGGTTGCCTTGTATGGATTTGTTTGCATCGATAATAACGTCGGTATGTTTAT